AGCATAAGCAGCATCAGCATCAGCACCGGCAGCACCAGCATAAGCAGCATCAGCAGCATCAGCAGCAGCATGCTTGTTTTTTATGGTTGGGCTTTTTATGCACTTTTTTGCCGCTTCAATCGCCTTTCTTGGCCTGTCATCATTCGGGCGTCTTTTTTCATATATATCAATAACCTGTTCGGCTGCGAAAACAGCATATGATACATATTGTTTATATGACATTCTTCTAACAATAAACCAATTTGCCCATGTTAATTTATTTTCCTTAATAAGAAGGTTAATTATTTCTATTTCGTCAAAATGGTTGTTGATTTTCCACCAGTATACACCATCTTCAAACTCATTACAGTTTACTTTATTTTTACTTATCCATTTTTCTGTTACCTTCATTTTTCTCCTCTTAATTTAAGTATTTTTCAAAATTAATATTTATTTCAAAACTCACAAAACACACACTACAGGCACCTTACGAGAAAGTCAAGCTTTTTATTATTATTATTATTATTATTTTGTTGACAAATGATTTTAGTTCCTTTATTCTTGAAATAAATTATAACAAAAAGGGAAAAATATGAAAAAACTTAATTATGGAAAACTTAGAAGAATTAAAGGTTTGACGCAATCGGAAGTTGCTGTGAAAATCGGTATGTCTTTGATGGGGTATCAGCTTATAGAAAGAGGTATAACTAAGAATCCTGATGCTGATAATTTAAAAGCTCTTGAAAGATTATTAACTGACAGTGAGGCCATATAATGAAAACATTAAAAAGGATAATAAAATTTTTAAGTTATCATTTAGGTTTTTGGGAATGCAACTGCGGTTATGTTGCTACGTTTCAGGTTTTTAATTTTTGCCCAGACTGTGGCCTTGATTTAAATGTAAGACCAGATATAAAAAAAAGAAAATTTAAATCATGATTATACTTGTGGATAAAAGAGAACAAAGACCAGTTTTGTATGATAAAATTGGAGATAAAAAATTCCCAGGTTTAAAAATCGAATGGGCTACTCTTACAACTGGTGATTATTCTATTAAGGGAATGAGTGATCCAGGTCAACAACATTCTATTTGTCTGGAAAGAAAAAGCCTTTCAGACCTATTCTCATCGTGTGGTAATGGTCGTGAACGATTTGAAAAAGAATTTGAAAGAATGTCTGAATTTGATCATGCACAAATAGGCGTAGAGGCTGATTTAAGAACTATCATAAAAGACCCACCACCAATGTCAATGATGAAACCAAAGTCTGTATATAGAACATTAATGTCATGGTCACAGAGATATAGAATTCATGTTTGGTTGTGTCCGAATAGAGCATTTCTTGAGAATCATATATTCTTGACCCTGAAACGGTTTTACGATGATCGTCAACTAAAAGGTAAAATGAGGTATTGTAAATTATGAAAAAAATACAATATGAAATTAATGATTCGTGGTTGCCTACCTCAAAAAATATAAATGCGTTACCTGTACCAATACGAAAATTTATACACGGTTTAGAAACATTTTGTCCATCTGAGTTAGTTATGGAAAATTTCGAACTAGAGCAAAATTTCTATGCCTTTAAAGCTTTATGCATTGAATATAAAAAAATAATTCAAGGTTATATTGAAAAATATGAATCAATCTAAAAAAAGCACCTCAGGTAGTATAGAACAACAGATAATAGATAATGTTTCTTCCGAAAAGAATAAAACATCTAAAGTATCTGATAATGTTTCCGACTTACCAAAAAGCAATAAAACAGTTTTAAAAGCTTTGTATGAAGGTGAAGACGGTGATGCATACCTGCTTATAAAATGTTTAAAAGACAGATATATTTATGATCATTTACATAAAGAATGGTATTATTGGAATGATCATTACTGGCGCTTAGATAAGGTCAATCATGTAATAAACCTCATTAAAGAAGTTATCCAACTATACGGTGATCAGCAGATTTTCGAAAGCATGACGCAGCAGATTCACGAAAAAGAAGAAGATTTCGTGAAATCAGAAAAGCACGAAAAAAATTCAAAATTATTATTAAAGAGAATATCCCAATTAAGGGATTTATCCAAAAAAGAAAAAATCCTTAAACTTTCAAGGTCAGGTATAAATTCATTGGGTGCAACTGGTGAAGAATGGGACAAACAGCCAATGTTATTGGGATGCCGAAATGGTTGTTTTGATTTGCAGACAGGTGAATTTCAGGACGGAAAGCCATCTGATTACCTTCGACTTGTTTCTCCTATTAAATGGAACGGTGAAGAGGCGCCAAGGGATTTGTGGGAAAAGTTCTTGTTTGAAATGTATGATTCTGACCAGGAAATGGTTGATTACGTTCATCGTCTTCTTGGATATGGTATTACCGGATTAAATACTGAACATATTTTTCCCATATTTTGGGGACCAAAAGCCAGGAATGGTAAGACAACTCTTTTTGAAATATTAAAATACGTTTTGGGTGATCTTGCTTATAAGGGTCCGGCTGATTTTATCATGGAAAGTAAAATAAAAAATTCTTACGGTCCAGATGTAATCACCATGAGTATGCAAGGAAAACGTATCATATGGTTTTCAGAAACAAATAAGAATGAACGCCTTGACGTGGCTAAGTTTAAAGAGTTTTCCGGTGGTGATACACAAAGTGCCCGGGGTATGTATGCTAAACGTCAATCTGAGTTTGTTCTTTCTGCATTGATGTGTGCATTGACAAACAAAATGCCGAAGATGCCACCTGATGATCCTGGACTTTGGAATCGTCTTCACCTTATCCCCCACGTAAATTCGTTCGTTGATAATCCTGACCCGGCTGACCTTCATCAATTTAAAGCTGACAAAAACCTATCCATGAAATTAAAAAGTCAATCCCCTGGTATTCTTATGTGGTTGATTGAAGGTTGTTTGTTGTGGCAGGAATACGGCCTGATGCCTCCTGATAAGGTACTGATAGCTAAAAAAGAATATCAGGAGAATCAGGATATATTTGGTCATTTTATAACTGAGTGTTGCGTGGTTGATGTTGGTGTAAAAGAAAGTCCAAAGAATTTATATAATAGATATAAGGAATGGTGTACCGATGTTGGTCATAAACCAATGGCTAAAAAGCGTGTATTAGAAGATTTGACGGAAAGATTTGGTAAACAGAAAAAAATTGACGGCTATCATTATTATAAAGGGATTGTAACTTTATAATAATGGACGTTTAAAAAAGTGATATTTTCATGAAAAATGTTTCACCAAAACACATATTGTTTCACGCAGAATTATTTTATTTAAATTTGGTGAAACATTTTTACCAATTGTTTCACGCAGAATTTAGAAATGGTGATATGTCAACAATTGATAAAAACCAGAAATGCCCTCTCAGAAATTTTTGCCCTGTCTTTTCCCTTAGAAATGCCCTTTCTAACTATTACTTATTATTATATATATTCTATTTAAGGGTAAATATAGTAGTAAATAGTAATAAAGTATATATATATAAAATGTATAAAATATATAAATATATAAAAAGAATACGTGTAAAAGAAGAATTTATTTCGAAAAAAAGCTCAAAAAGACCCTTAAATGCATGTTTTATTAATTAAATCAATAATTTATTCTAAGGGCATTTTTAAAATAAACAGGGTCTTTTTTTTTCGTGTCTTGTAAGTTATTAATAATATTTGTTAATCCCATTATTTTTTTGCCCTTGTTGTATAATCCTACACTTTTGAGGTTTTTATGAATATTTTAGAAATAATTGAAAAAGAATCAGGAAATATTTACAGAAAAAAAGCATCAACCAATGGCGGAGAATTTTCCGGTGCATGCCCCTGGTGCAGTGGTGAGGATAGATTTTCTATTCATCCTAAAAATAATCACTTTGTTTGTCGCAAATGCAAAAAAGCCGGTGATGATATAGAATTTGTTAAAACATACTGTAATAAAACATACTTAGAAGTTTGTGAGTATTTAGGAATTACACCACAAACACGAAAATTTTCCTCTCTCAATACTTCAATCGAACAACCTGGACAGAATGAAATAGTATGGCAACCACGCGAAATTACAATACCCTCCAAAACATGGCAGAAAAAAGCAGAGGCATTTCTATTTGAAAAATTCAAATATTTGCTAAGCTCCGCAGGAAAAAAACACAGAGAATATTTAAATAATCGTGGTATTTCTGATGAAACAATTAAAATTGCAAGATTCGGCTATAACGCTCACCCAGTAAACTTTAGCCCTGAATCGTGGGGGGTAGTATCAGACAAGGACGATAAGTTGTCGACGAAACCTATCTGGATACCTGAAGGCTTGATAATACCTCAGTTCTATAATGGAAAATTGGTAAGGCTGAGAATTAGACAGGAAAATTCACTTACAACAAACAGATTTATCGTGGTGCGTGGTTCAAGTTCCGGATACTTTGATTATGATAATCATATGAATATTAAAGATTCTATTGCAAAAGTTTGGATGGTTACCGAAAGTGATATTGATGGATGGTTATTATTTCAAGAAAGTTATGGATTGTTTAAAATATATTCAATTGGAAATTCAACATCCAGACCAGATATAAAAACTCATAAATATTTAAAAAATTGTTCAGGCATTGTCAACATGGACAATGATGAAGCTGGACAGTCTGAAGCAAATTGGTGGAAAAAACAATATCCAAAATCTGTTATTTGTTATTCTAAAAAAGGAAAAGATCCAGGTGAAGATTTTCAAGATGGTGTTGATATATCAAAATGGTTAAAAGATGAAATAATTAAAATCAATCCAGATCTCACTCTTGACACTGAAATTTCTACAATACAAGACCGGAGTCCCTCTGGTTTCAAAGATAAAATACTTAATAAATACAAGGACAAACAAAAACAAAAACAACCAATTAGAGCTCTGCAAGAAAATAAGCAGATGCTAAAAAATCAAGAAATAGATAGTTCTGTAGAACAAGAGAGCTCCGCAGGATCGGAAAAGATATGTGTTCACTCAAGATATTGCGTTTCTTTAAAAGATAATTTATGTTTAATAAATAAACAAGATCCATTTACAACTCTGTATTGTCCAAAAGAAAAATGGAATGCATGGGAAACGTTTAAGGGTATTTATGATATAATTTTAGGTCCAGGTATGGAAAATTAATTTTAAAAAAAGGAGAAACGGTTATGAAAATGAACATGTTTTTTGAATGGCTTCTATGGCAAATCGAAACACACGAAACGTTTGAAGAAAGAGAACACGCTTTAGAGGTTACTCACAAGAATCTATACGGTTATTAATATGAGAATTTTAAAATTAAAATGTCCAGTTTGTGGCATAGAATTTACATACGAAATCAAATCACCAAATCAAAAACATGTAAAATGTAAATGGTGCCGGTCAAGTTTTATAATTTATTCAAAGGAGAAAAAAGGGGGTATTTTATGAAAAAAAATAAATTACAAAACGCGATTAAAAAATACGGATATAAAGATAAATATAATTTCCTGTACGATATGCATTGTAAAAGAAAACAATCAACCATGAAAATTGGTGAACTTACAAACTGTGATAGATCATGGATATATAAGGAAATGATATTATTAAATATTCCTGTGAATAAAAGCATTCGCTCAGGAATAAACTTTGTAGAATTATCCAAACGATTAGGATATAAATCACCTATCAAAATGTTCAACACAGAATATTGGGACAATAAATTATCAATTAGAGAATTAGCCAAGAAATTTAAAATATCACAATCATCCGTTGATAAGGGCTTGAGAATTTGTGGTATTAAAATTAAACCAAGGGGAGGGAATAACAACCCAACAGGTAAGAGAAATATTGATCGTGTTAAGTATAGAAAATATAACACGAAACAAAAAATGGATATCAATGAAACATTAGATTATTTAAAGGAGAATTAAGATGATGATATCAAGAAATATCATAATACATCACAGTCTTACCAAAGATACAAATACGATGTCTTGGCAGGCTATCAGAAGATATCACACAAATACATTAAATTGGTCTGACATTGGATATCACTTCGGAATAGAGCTCATTAACCATAATTATGAAATAATACTCGGAAGGATGCCAGATCGAATTGGAGCACATTGTAAAGACCAGGGAATGAACTATAAATCTATTGGACTTTGTTTTATTGGTAACTTCGATTATAAAAAACCACATTTCAAACAATGGTCAAAGGGTGTTGAATTATGTGCATCTATTTGTAAAGTTTCAAACATAAACACTGATAAAATAAAGGGTCATTGTGATTTTTCAACAAGAAAAACATGCCCTGGTAAAATGTTTGATATGGGCTTGTTTAGATCATATGTTTTTGCAGAAATAAAAATACAAGAGGGGCAGGAAACCTCCGGAGGATATTAACCACCGGAGGTTTTTTATGATAGGATATTTGGTAGGACTTGGAGCTGGTTGTTTTAAAACATGTTTATTTTTAATCAGGAAAAGGCCAGGATAATGTCGATCTATTATTTTTATCATTAAAAGAATATTGAGTTTCGCATATTTCAGGATAATACATGTACCCGATATAATCCAAGTCTTTCTCTTCTATCTCATATCTTTCAGCTATAAGTTTTCGAGCCTTTAAAGCAAGCCCAACTTCTCTTAATTTTTTACTATAACAAACTTTACAGTTTCTCATATTTTTCCTTAATATCTAATGAAATTTTATCTCGAATATAAACAGGTCTAAATATTATATTTTTCAAGATTAGTTTTCTCATATTTTTTCTTATCGCTTTTTTATATGCGTATCGAATTATTGATGTGGATATAATATTTATCCGGACATCACATATTCTCTGATTATGTTCTTTCAAGTTTTATTTCTCCTTTTTAAAATTAATACTATAATTCAATATTTTTAATGAGAAAATTACAATCTTTCTGTTGTTCTGTAATAGTATTAGTTAATATAACGTGAGCAACGCCACTCTTTTCGTAATCATCTAGTTTATATTTAAGTGTTCCTACTTTCTTATGCATTTCATGAAAGGAATCATCAACATCCCTCTCATTGTTTTCATGCTCTTCAATCTTCTCTATCAGGGCCAGGGCAGATTGTTTAATACTACGAAGATGCTTTCTTTTTTCATTTTCTTTATCTCTGTTCATTTTATTTTCCTTTATATTTTTATTTACGTTCATACTCTGTTCCGATGCAAACACTATACCAACATATAACTACCTGTTTTTATTACAACCCATATCCCGGGATCTTAAATATTTCAATACCTCAAAACAGAAAAACTCGAGTTTTTTAGCATTATGTGTAATAAAAACAAGTGTTTATTGGTCTATTAAACATTTTTATACCAACTATTAAATGTTTTAATATTATTCTTGACACGGCAATCTTTTAAATATATGCTCATATTTACCGTTACTGGATTCCTCCTTTGTGCCGGGCATTGAAAAAACTCTAACGAGATAAGACGGTGCCTGGCATTTTTTTTAGTTAAACCACAAAAATGCACAGTAAAAGAAAGACATCGGGTATGACACCACAACCACTATTAAGACCAATTCCACAAAAAAATAAATACGAATTAATTTATAGTTTCACAATACGTGAAATAATAGTTCCGAAAGGTTTTATATTTAATGGTGCAAGTATACCTAAAATTGTTCAAGCAATAACATACACGCCATTTCATCCTGATATTATGGCTGCTGCTATAGTTCATGACTATATATATCTCACACATTCTATTTCTCAAAAACATATAGATAAAATATTCTACGAAATAATGATACAAAATGGTGTGAATAAAATAAAAGCTAAGGCAATGTATAACGCATTGAAAGTATTTGGTAGGTTTGCGTATCCGAATTCTAAAAAAGAATTGAAATATCTTAACAAACTAAATAATAGTTAAGGAGTTTTTAAGTGGGAGCGAGAAGCGATAAAAAGGAACTACTTAGAAAAACTAAGAGATTTGAACTAATTCGCTATCTTTCTGACCCGGAAAACAATTGGCCGAAAAGATTTAAATATTCCATTATTCTTGGTTTTAATTCAGACAATCATATCTACACACTATTTACACCTGAAGAACTCACAGAAATAGAAGGTGAAGCATTTGAGTTATTACAAGCCCAATCCCACAAGAAGCGTAAGAATGTTTATGATAAGTTATATGAAAAAGCCACAAAAGGGACTGGTGACGTCAAGGCAATAGAGCTACTCCTTAATAGATTAGAGGGTATGCTCACAAACAAGACCGAAGTAGACCTTAAAACACCTGTACAATTCATCATGCATACACTTGAAGATAAAAAAGACAAGAAGGATAAAACTTAATGATAACAGTAATCACAGGTATGCCAAGATCCGGCACCACCCTCACCATGAATATGCTACACAAGGGCGGAATGGACGTTTACGCCGACAATGATTATTCATTCGAAACAGCCGCAGCCACCAGCCTAGCAGATAATTGGATATGGTTACATCACGTTGACAATTCAGCAATCAAGATATTGTTTCCAGATGTGTGTGATTTACCATTTGGTGATGATTATGATTATCAGTTTATATGGTGCCAGCGTGATTATCTACAACAGGCCAGGTCACAGGCAAAGTTTCAAAAACTTATACCAAGTGGTAAGAAAAATCATTCCAGTTCTGAGATAAAGGCCAATTCTATACGGAACAGGAAGAATACTCATATCATTAAGGAAATTCTCACTGATAGGGGTTGCAGAGTTCTTAATCTTAAATTTGAAAGCACCTTGAAATCTCCTATCAAAACGGCTGAGAGGCTTTCCGTATTTGTCGGTAAGGGTCTTTCGATTAACAAGATGTCTGGATGTGTGGCGAATAGGAAGAATAAAGTATTACCTGGTATGCTTGAGCCTTCTTTGAAGCATGATGCTGATACTACCAGGGCTTTAAAGAGTTTGAACATGAAAGAAGCGGATAGGTTTTATTCACCAATTATTAATAGTAACGGGTTATTGAAATAAATGACACAAAAGATTAGAAAAATAGAATATTGGCCAGAACCTACACTTGATGCATTCCATAAGTCTGATGCAAAAGTCAGGTGTGTTAAAGGCCCGGTGCGATCAGGTAAATCAACAGGTGTATGTGTTGAAATATTTCGTCGTGCTAATGAGCAAAGTAGAGGCCCGGACGGTTTAAGGAAATCCAAGTTTGCTATCATTCGTAATACATACCGCGAATTAAAAGACACCACTCTTAAAACTTGGCTTGATTGGGTTCCGGAAGACATATTTGGTCCTTTTAATTATGGCAACATGGCCCATGTTATAAATACTGGTGATATTTCCACGGAAATCATATTTAGGGCTTTAGATCGTCCTTCCGACATTGGAAAACTTCTTTCCCTTGAGCTTACCGGTGGATGGGTCAACGAGGCTAGGGAGATACCAAAGGGTATTATTGATACCCTACTTGATCGTGTTGGGCAATATCCTGCCAAAAAGGATGGTGGTTGTTCGTGGCATGGTGTTATTTTAGATACGAATCCACCTGATACAGATCATTGGTGGCCTGGACTTGAACAGGAACGTCCTACAGGTTGGGAATTCTTTAACCAACCTGGTGCATTGATTGAAGATGAAAAGGGAAGATTTATTGCCAATCCACATGCTGAGAATGTTGATAATCTTAATGAAGGTATTGATTATTATCTCAGCCGTGTTCCTGGTAAGAAGAAATCATATATAAAAGTTTATTACTGCGGTCTGAATGGTTTCGTCATTGACGGCAAACCGGTTCATGAAGATTATAGAGAACATGCTCACAAAGTCCCCGCCGACTCAATCAAGATCAATCCGAAGCTACCTATAATAGTTGGTCAGGATTTTGGCTTAACTCCTGCTGCGGTCATTATGCAGAAACAAATCAATGGGCAATACATTGTTTTCGATGAAATCACCACTGAACACATGGGTATCAAAAAGTTTACATCCATGTGCTTATCTCCTAAATTAAATGCTGATTATCCTGAATTTGATACAATTGCGTGGGGTGATCCTGCCGGAAGTCATGAAGCACAGACAGATCAATCAACCTGTTTCCAGATTATGAAGTTAGAGGGTGTTGATGTAAAACCGGCACCCTACCAAGATCCAACAATACGTAGAGAATCCCTGTCAAACCCACTTACCAGGATGATAGACGGAGAACCAGGAATAATCATATCAGACAAGTGTGTAATTCTCCATAAAGCTCTTGCTGGTGGATACTGTTATAAGAGAGTTCAGGTTTCGGGTGATGAGAAGTTTCATAATAAACCGGATAAGAATAAGTACAGTCATGTTGTCGAAGCATTGGAATATGGTCTTGTGGGATCCGGTGAAGGTAAGGCCATGATCATGAAGAAAGTTGACCAAAGCATACATCATAAAGTTGATCATTACGCAACACACAATCAAGGATGGATGAGATAATATGACATTCGGGCTCAAGGATTTAATGTACATTATGATTCAAGTTATCTCGGTGGTTGGTGTTTATTATCGTTTCAAGAATCGTATCGACAAAGCAATAGATGGTACGAGCCTGGCCAAGAATATAACCTTTGACTCGGACGGTGTTTTAAAAATAGTTACCAAGAATGATTGTAAAGAGAAAAGAAAAATTCTTGAGAAACAAATTACAGACAGGAATGATGAAATATCGGAAATGTCTGACAAGATGAACACGATGTGTACGAACATTGAGTTAATATTATACCAATTAAAAGAATTAAAGGAGTGTCATGATAAACGGAATGGTTAAATTTAAAATGATTATTGTTTTATTGTTGATATTGTCTATCGCGGGTTTTGCTTTTGCCGAAACCAGAATAGAAACCACATTGACACCAGAAGGCGAAGAGGCCGTAGTCACATCACGGGTTGTTGAAGGTGAAAACGTAAACGTAAATGTTAAGTTGGTTGAAACAACTGAAACGGTTTTAATTGACAAGGTTGTGAATGTGCCAACCAACTTAACAATCGTGCATGAGTTTAGCGGTAATCAGTGCACGATTACACTTACCGCAAGCAGCCCGGTAAAAGGTTGGGTTACGGAACACTTGCCAATAGGGGTTGAGGTTGTAAGCCATGATGGAGCGCTTGAAATTGGTAGTGAAGAAATTGAACCAGGAACAATACCACATAGATTTATTTTTGAAGAGACAACAGACTTGACAATGACATATGTAACCAGCGAGCCGGTTGTAGATATGAATTATTATTGGATTGCGGGGAGGCCTGGATGTCTAGAGTTTGGGTATGTTGATAAGAATGTGGAGTTTAGTACAAATTAACAGGGTAAGTAGTTATAGGGATTACGGAAGGGACATAATATGCCACAAATAGTAACAATTGGTGAAAAGGCAGCTCGCGTAGGTATTCAAGAGCTTGATGATATAATTGGTGTGTTCGAAGATACTCATGTTTTTTCTCCTGACGAATTGGCTAATTTCAATATCTATCAAGTTGATTGGTATACAGTTAAGGAATTACAGCTTGCTTTATATCAGCGCAGAGTAAAAACAGCTATAATGTGGCAAGATACTGATGATACATGGAAAGAATTGAAAGAATCACCTAAGTATAAGCAGTCATTAAAAACACTGACAGAAGTTGAAAAAACAGCTATTGTTGATTCGAAAAGCACACTTGCAGAAAAAAACACCATCTTGGATAGTATATGTGATAGAACGAAAGACTTGTCCGTTAATCAAAGCATCGTAAACGCAACATTAAAGGTAGTTGAATAATGGCAAGAGATGTCGCAATATATCCAAGCGGAGCTACTTCTCCAAATGGGTACGACGCCACTTACACATCAATGTCATTAATGGAAGCTACTGAGGCCGCAAACAGTGGGGCGCATCATATTGACTGTGAAATAGTGGCTTCTGATGGATCATGGAGCGGATCGCCTGACACAACAGCGGTTGTGTTTGATGGGTGGGACTGTGCTTATGCAAGTTCCAGATATCTAAACATCCATACGTCCGGCACTGCCAAACCTTCGGCTACTGCGTTTTGGAGCACTACCGCTTATATTTTAAAAGTGTCGTCTGATAACGTAACCATGACGATAGATAATGATCATGATGTAGGGAACGCTGCGTTCGATGTCGTATTTACAGATATTCAAGTACAACATATAACAACGGCACAAAACAATTTGCTGGTTCCAGATGGTCAAGACATTGATCGTGTAGAGTTTAATAGATGTTGGTTTCAACAGGATGCTGCAAGCGAAAATACTTATATCTCTGAACAATTTGGAACGGAACTTCTTTTTGTTAACTGTGTTTTAGACGGCGGCACTCACGGTATTAAGAAATCAAGCACTGGTGAGAATGTTTATATTGTAAATACTACAGTGGTTAATGTTACCGACGATGCTATAGAATCGGACAACATTACAACAATATACCCGATCAACTGTGTTCTATTTTACAATGCTGATGATTTTAAAGACACTTTTCCAAGCGGATACCCTCTTAGGTGTGCGACGGATCAAGGTGCAGGAGAAGGCACGACAGGTGTTGACTTAACCCCAGGCACACAAGCCACTGACTTAGCGGTAACTTTTGAAGGGCCAACAACGGGTGATTATAGGCTAACGGGAGTAACGACAACCGCAGATATAATTGGTGTTGGCACAAATCAGAGTGAAAATAGTAGAGTTCCAAGTGTTGATATGCTTGGAAATGCAAGACCTACGGGTTCGAGTCGGCCATGTATTGGGGCTTTTGAGTACGTAAGTGCAGGGACTACGCAGGCTATTGCAGGCGTATTACCAGCTATGTCCGGAGTCGTAACCAGAAAAAAAAGTTATAAAAGATCGATAGGGGGCAGTATATGAAAGGGTTGGATTTTCAAATGATAATATTGTGCTTACTTTTATTTCCATTGGCGTTTACTATTTATTTTTCTTGTAAGCGACTTTTTATAAACGATCCTGTCAAAACAAAAGTTTTCAAATATATTAACCACAAAGAAATGAGAGATAAGAATAAAAAGATAATTCCAGATCGTAAACGCAGGAAACACAGTGCCTTACAACAGGCTAAATATGATAGTGGTGAATTAGAAAAAAGGGAGCCAAGATGCATGAAAAGACAAGTGAAAGGCAAAATATCGATAGTAAAAAGCGCAGTCTCAAAACAAGACGTTTAATTAAGTGTGGTATTTTACCGGTTGGATTGAGCGTTGATCAAATTTTTAAAGACTTGTGTGATACCCACAGGGGTCCAGGGCTTCAATTTTTTGGTTTCCTGTCTCGTAAGCACACAAGAGAAGGTAAGGTAATATCAGAGGGTTTAGTTTCTTGCAATCTCGTTACCACTGCCTTTGCTGCGTATATCGTGGACAGTCTTCAAGATTCCACCACTAATCCAATGGATGCTTTTTCATGGCATGCAGTTGGAACGGGTACAACGGCTGAAGCAAATACCCAAACGGCACTTGTAACCGAAATTGAGGCCAGGGTGGATGGTACGCAGATTGAGGGTGCAACGGCAAATATTTATAAATCCGTTGCCACTATAGCATTTACAGGAACTCATGCGGTTGCCGAACATGCCCTTTTGTCAGACGATGGCACACCAGCAGGAACCATGATGGACAGGTCTGTTTTAAGTCCAGTCGATAATGTTATTAATTTGGATGAGATAGAATATACGTATCAGTTAACAGTTACAGCAGAGACTTAAAAATGCCATTTGCCGGTGAAGTTACCAGAAAACGAAGTTATAAACGTGGTGTGGATGGAACCGTCACGTTTTCTGGAAATGTAGGTGAAGGCAAAAAGCTTAAACGTTCGATAGGTGGTGTTATTACATTTGTAGGTGATTTAACATCTCTGTACGCAAAGAGGGGAATATCTGGCATACTTCCGGCAATGACAGGAGTCGTAACAAGAATAAAAAATGGTGCTCCTGTTGCGGCTATTAGGCGTAGGTCAACATGGTTACTAAATTATATGAGGAGACGTTAAAATGGCAAATGAAGCACATAAATTCTTAGAAACAGATTTGGTTATCCTTGATAATGGCGTGGTGTCAGAGTCGTTTTCACTTCAGGCATGGACGACTTTTATAGGCGCAAGTTTTCCGGATATGATCGCCGGAGCTGTTGGTTTAGCATACTCAAATGATAATGGTGCGAATTACATCCCTATTCTTGACCCGGCTGATGGCAATGATTTAGTGGTCGTTGTATCTGGTGCTGACCCCGGATTCATGGATTTTTCTGATTATGTAAGATGTATTCCAAGAGGCTATAATGAAAGGCTTTTAAGATTTACATGTGTCTCTCAAACATCCGGACCCATCACTGTTGTGTTGGTCGAAGGTAGTTAAAAAAGGAGAATTATGCCAAGTACACCAATGTCAGTTGATCAAAAAAGATGGCGAGCAGAAGATGACGCAAGGTCACTTGCAACTGCCGAAGAAATTAAGGGTGATAAAAAAAGAATGGGTGCTGCTAAAAAACAAGCCAAAATCATGGCTACTGATAAACAAAAAGAAGCATCTGCTATGAAAAAAGTTGCACAAAAACCCTTACCAAAGAAATCTATATTTCAGCAAACATCTGTTCGCAAACGTGTTTCTAAAAAGAAATAATATACTATGCAAAAAATTGAAATAGTAGACACAAAATCAAAAGACATAACTGAAGAAGAAGCTTTAATGGCTGAGGCAAGAGACCGCTTTCACTGGTCTGCCACCGAAGAGGCTTTAAATCGTGCTGAAGCCGTAGATGATTTAAATTTTCTTAATGGTGATCAATGGCCCCCTGATATCGTTGCTGAAAGAAAGCTTGAAGGACGACCGATGGAAACCATCAATAAGCTTCCTGGTTTTGTTGATCAAGTCGTTGGTGAAATGCGTCAAAACAAAATCCGGCTTGATGTTATTTCCACTGGATTACCCGGAACGAAAGAAACGGCTGATTTATTAAAGGGTATTGTAAGCAGCATAGAGAGACTATCAAAGTCAGATAGAATATATAAAACTGCTGCTGAAAGTTGTGTACAGAGTGGGCGCGGTTGTTGGCGTGTAGTTACTGAAATGTCTGATGAGGATGTGTTTAATGATTCTAAGTGGGGCAACAAGGATATTAAAATAAAGCGTATCAAGAATGCATACAGTGTTTATTTTGATCCTGCTGCCGAAGAATGGGATAAAAGAGACGGAAGATATTTATTTATTACTGAAGATATAAACCGTGAAGAATTCCGTGTCAGATATAAAAAGGAACCGTCAAGTTTTAACAAGTCCCAAATCGGTGATAGATATAAATGGTGGACAGGCGAAAACACTGTGAGAATTGCTGAGTATTGGGTGAAAGTACCAGTTCAAAAAACTCTCTACAAACTCAGCGATGGCCGTATTGTTGACAAGGAAAAATACGATTCAATAATTGACGAATTAAAAGCGCAGGAAAGAACAGTTCATCAACTTCAGGATGGTACGGTTGTTGAGGGTGAAGAGGGCGAAAACGCTGTGATTGGTTCGACGCAAATAATAAACCCTGCTCCTGACGTTGTAAAAGAAAAAACAATTGATAGCCATAAAGTCGTCATGTACTTAATTGACGGATCGCAGATAGTTTCTGGCCCACATGAATGGGCTGGAAAATTTATTCCTGTTATTCCTGTTTTCGGTAAGGAAATTAATATTGAAGGTAAGGAGTTTGTAAGGGGTTTAACGAGATTCCAAAAGGGTCCACAGCGTATGTATAACTATGAAAGAAATGCTGAAATTGAGCGTGTTGCCCTTGCTAAACAACCACCAGTAAGGCTCACACCTGAACAGATAGAGGATCATGAAAAGATGTATAAAAGTAAATCTGCTTATGCCTATCAGCTTTACAATCATATTCCAGGGGTTCCGGCACCGATTGATATTATACCACCCCAAGCTTCGTCTGGTAATGTCCAGCAAGCTTTGACATCTAATGACGAAATGAAAGCAACCGGAAGCATATTTGATGCATCATTAGGGGCAAGATCGAATGAAACGAGTGGTACGGCAATCAGGGAAAGAAAATCACAGGGAAATATTGCCAATTTTGCTTATCCGGATAATTTAGCAGATGCCCAGGATTTTACAGCGGAAATATTAATTGATTTGATACCGAAAATTATAGATACAGAACGACAATTTATGATCATGGGTGAAGATGGATCAAAGAAAGAAATTACTGTAAACCAAAGTGTATTTGATGATGAAACCCAAAAAGAAATTATCATGAATGATCTTTCTGTCGGTAAGTATGCGGTCACTTCTTCTGTTGGTCCTCATTATAAAACACAGCGCGAAGCTACCACGGCCGGATTAATTCAGGCAGCAAGGTTCATTCCTGCCGTTGGTCAATTTGGTGGTGATATAGTCGTGAGAAATATGGATTTTCCTGAGTCTCAGGTATTGGCAGACAGGATAAAGAAGACTTTGCCGAAGGGCATTGTTGAGAATGACGATGAAAATGATAAAAATGAAGCGCAGGAAGAGGAACAACCTTCTCTTGAGGAAACATTGGCAAAGCTTAAAATCGAAGCACAGACCCTTGATGTGAAAAAGAAAGAACTTGAAGTTCAAGAACAGGCTTTAGAAGTGGAAGAGAAAAAGATTGATATTCAGCTTAAGGGTGGAAATATTGAAAAATTGTTACAAGCTGCTGCTGAAGGTGGCGCGACATCTGTACTAAATAAAATAGGAGGTCAACAACAGTAATGGTTATACCTAAAAAGTTAAAAATTCTTGGTCATGAGTATTCGGTTGAAGAAACTAACAAATTAATGTTCACAAATGATTCAATTGGTACGTGTTGCCCTGGTTTGCTTGCTATAAAAATACAAAACGAACCAAGTCCAGAAAGTAAACAGTTTGAAGCTTTATTGCATGAGATTATTGAAGCTTTAAAATATCATTTAGAACTCAATCTTGAGCACAAAGATTTGTCTTCACTAAGCGAGGGGTTGTTTTCAGTATTAAGAGACAATAATTTAACTTTTTTAAAAGAAAAGGAATAGTAATGAACGAAATAAGAAACGGAGATTTGAACGATATTATTCGTAAAATTCCAAAGGATAAGGGTCCGGAAAGTAAATCCATGAGACGTAAAGACGGAAAGAAAATTCATTATAAAGTTGTGAATGGTCGTGCTGAAATTACATCACATCCGGATCGTAAGAAAAATGGTGCAAGAATTCCAGAAATTAGATAATAACCATTAAAAGCCCACCAATAGGCCATGTATGTTGGGGTAAAATACGAGGAAATTATGAACGAAAATATCGCAAACGAAACACAGGTAGATGAAACGACAACTACAACTGTTGTAGATGAACAAACACAGGTAGCAGTTGTCACGAATGAAAATACTGTAACCGATACCGGGAACGTAAAACCGGGGGATGGTGTTGACGAAGTTGTCATAACACCTGAAGAAAAAAAAGAAAGTAATTTACAGAAACGATTTGATAAAATAAATCGTGAAAAGCATGAAGCGAATGAGCAAGCAGCTTATTACAAAGGTGTGGCAGAGGCAAACGCACAAAACAAGGTCCAGAGTCAAGAACAAACTCAACAGACCACTGAACTTGATAGAGATTCCTTTGATACTGAACAGGACTATGTGGATGCCAAGATTAAAGAAGGAACTGATGCTATCAGGGCAGAATTCAAGGCTGACACTGAAGAAAAAAAGCAAACCGAACGTACCGAAAATGTTCGTTCCCATTATGCCAAAGGCCGCGAAAAATACGTTGATTTTGATGATGTTGTTATTAATAGCAACGTTATAAAATCAATGGACCTGTTTACCGCGATTGAGGCTACTGGCGATGATATGTCAGATGTTATGCATAGAATAGGCAGTGATCCTGCTGAAGCTGCAAGACTTCATACGCTTTCACCTGTAAGTATGGCTATAGAGGTTGGAAAAATACAGGCCGGTTTAAAAACCAAACCTGCTATTCCACCAAAAAGAGAAACTGGTGCCCCTGATCCTGTACCCCTTGTGAAAACCGGTGCTGTTGTAGCAGATACCACCGATTTAACCAAAATGTCTCACAAACAACAACAAAACAAGTGGGAAGCTGATAGAGTGGCAAGGATTAAGGCCGGGGGCTAAATAGAAGGAAATTTAAAAAATGGCAAATGTAACTTTAACACATGACATGTTGGCAAACAGAGCGTTATTCGATCTTAAAAATAACCTTGCGTTTACAAGAACGGTTTACAAAGGTTATTCAAACGAATTTCACGCAGTAGGTGGTTTTCAAAAGGGTGATTCTGTAAGGGTTCAGTTACCCAATAAATACCGGACCACTTCCGGTGCGACAATGGTAATAAGTGAAGCAAAGGAAAGAAACACCACCGTTACAATGGATGAGCAGGAGCATGTTGCTTGGAGATTTACAGCCAAAGAACTTACTCTTGACATTGAAGCCTTTTCCAGAAAACATTTAAATCCAGGTACAATCGCAATCGGAAATATTGTTGATTTGAAGGGTGCTGAAGAATACAAAAATATTTACAATCAGGTAGGGACACCTGGAGTTCCACCGTCTACATTTGCATTTCTGGCAGCAGCAAAAAGACTTATGTGGAATGAAGCCGTTCCCCAAGATCCAAGATATTACACAATGGGTCCAGAGTCAGAAGAAGGCTTGACCGATGGTGAATTGAAAAGCGTTTTTAATCAGTCGATGGTTGATGATTTGATCAGAAAGGGTTTTGTTGGTAAGTTTGCCGGTTTCAATATGGGTGTTGATCAGAATATGCAAACTCATACAACCGGTGCAATGGCTGGTACTCCTGCAATGAACGGGTCAACCACTGAAGGTGCCGTAGAGCTGGTTACTGATGGATGGGGAGCTTCCACCTCACTACTTAAGGGCGATATCTTTACAATTGCTGCCGTAGCTGCTGTAAATCCTGTTTCGGGTAGTGCGTGGGGTGGTAGTTATTTAAGGCGATTTGTTTGTACTGCCGATACTGACGCCGATGGTTCAGGAAATATGACCATACCGATTTCCCCTAAAATCTATTCAAGTGCTGCAACAGCAACCACTTTCTTGCCACAGCAGACAGTTGTAACCTTACCACAGAATGGTGCTCTGCTTACTGTAATCGGAACAGGGTCAACAGCATATCCGATTGATTTGTTTTATCATCCGAATGCCTTTGCTATGACAATGGTCCCGTTTGATGCGCCTGCTTCTGCTGGTCAGTCTGTTATGTGGGGATCTGCAACCGACGAAGAACTCGGTCTTGCAATTTCCGTTTCCACTGCGTGGGATCAAACAAACTTCAGAGAGTCTACAAGGATTGATTCTCTTTTTGGGTGGGATACCATTGAACCGTATTATGCAGTCCGTGGAATAGGATAATATTTGATTTTTAATTGATCTAATAACATTATATTTATTACTCAGGAGTTTAACCGCTCCTGAGTAAATTTTAAGAAAAAACGAAAGGTAAAATATGAAAAAATTTAAAAATAAAAAATGGTTTTATATATCCGTAATGCTGGTTTTGATTGCCAGTTTTGGGTATGCAGGTATACGAGATAGATCCTCGGATATTGAATTGTATGGTGAAAAAATTGTTCCAGGTCATTATATGTCTATTCCAGAAATAACCGCACCTTCTGGAACTCCGGTGAGTGGTACTGGTCGGGTTTATGTTTCAGGGAACGACATATATTTTGAAGATGACGCCGGGTCAACAACAAGCATGATAGGTGCTGGGAGTGGTGGAGTTTCAAACCTTGATGAAGCATATGATGGTGGTGGTGCTGGTGCAGGACGTGAAATTGATGTTGACCAGGACGCCGTTTTATTTACAGGTACAAATGGATCGAACCATGTTGTCCAGATTACAAATACCGGTACTGGAAACCTAATTGATATTATCAATAATGGTACTGGTAAAGATATTGACGGTATGAACTCTTCGTGGTCATTCGGCAAGACCGGAACCTTAACCCTGGAAAACGGTTTAACCATTGATAATGATGCTAATAATATTCTTGAGATAAATGAAAACAGTGAAGATTTACTTTTAACATTTGGTACAAATCTAATTGATTTCTCAACCACAACAGGCGTTGTGCAGTGGGATATATACGATGGTGCCGCGACTTTATTGACAAAAGCAGCAGATGGGGCAGCCGACGATTTAACAATTTCTGTTACTGGTGCTCAAAATTCAAGTTTACACCTTGCATCTTCCGGAACAGCAGCAGATGCAATTTCAATTGTGGCATCTGCTGGTGGTATTGATATAACGGTTGCCGGTGGTGCCGCTGGTGAAGACATTGATATAACCACTGACACATCCATCAATGTTAGCTCAACAGAGGATGCAGCCTGCGCAATTAGATTACTGACAAACGGCGGTACATCCGAAACCATTGTTATTACTAATACTCAGGGTACAAATGATGCAGCTATTGACATTAATGGTACTGCCGGTGGTGTTGATATTGATTCTGGTGGGCCTCTTGGTTTAACATCTGCCGAAAATACGACTGATGCCCTTGTTATAGAAGCAACTGCCGGCGGTATTCAAATACTTGCCTCTGCTGCTGCTGCCACTGAAGACATACTTATTACGGCTACAGGATCAAGCGTAACAATCTCAGCCACCGAAGCTGCTGCCGATCAGTTTAAAGTAGATGCAACCGGAACAGTTGCAGGAAACGCCATAAATCTGGAAACAACCAATGGTGGAATACTTTTAAATGCCGATGGTGCGGCTAATGGTGATATTGGGGCGAATGCTGTTGATGATCTCACGTTGACTGCCGGTGGAGATATGACGCTCGCTGTAACCGGTACGCTTGATATGGGCCTGTCTGCTCCAACAAACGTATTAAGAGATGCTGAAGTCCTTGCCGCCGCCGATACGCTCACTGCTGCCGAATGTGGAAAAACAATATTCCTTAATCACGCAACTGAATTTCAGACAATTTTACCGGCAATTTCAGCCGCAGTCATAGGTTGTGAATTTGATTTTATAGTTACCGCCGCCGCCGATACTGGTAGTTACACGGTACTTACTGGTAATAGCGCAGAGGCAATTATCAATGGTTGGGTTGATACAGCCAACGTTGCCGCTGCTTGTGCCGCTGAAGATACTATTACATTTGTTAGCGGAAATAATGTAGGTGACTGGGCAAACCTTAAAAGCGATGGTACGAGTTGGATTGTAAAGGGTTCGTCTTTAACCACAAACCTCATAACCTGTACGGACGAATAAAAAGAGGAGAAAAATGGATTTACAAAAAGAATATCCAAATTATTTAAAAGCACCAACATTTCTCCAAAAGGATGACGACCACAAGCTTTTTCTCACACAGGACGAAGTAGATGAGGCGTGGAAAGATGGTTACCATGTTGTAAATTGTCCAGAGTCGGCCCTGTCTTATAAGGCTGATAAAAAAACCGACAAAAAAGATGATAAAAAAACTGATGAAAAGGTCAAAGCTCCTAAGTCATCAACATCAAATATTTAGCCGAAGGGTAACACTATGACAACCGCAAGAGATTTGGTGGCTGATGTAGCTGGAGAGATTGGAATTCCTGGTGTTGGTCAAACTCTTCAAAATTCTGATGCCAAATTGATTCTCAGGAAAATGAATAGATTAATGGATTTATGGAGTAATTCAAATTTATTGATTTATGAAGAAAAAGAGGAAAGTTTCTCTTTAGCTGCATCACAACCAACTTATTCTATCGGTGAAAGTGGCACGCCCGATTTTAACACTATTCGGCCTCAAGAGATATTAGATGGTATTTTTATAAGGGATGATGGTGGTGTTGACGATTGGCCCGTTGATACAATATCTCTTGAGGCATATAGACGCATACCCGATAAAACAGTGACCGGAATACCGGGTAGCATTGCTTATAATCCTACATATCCAAATGGCACCATTTATTTATATTTTACGCCTGATGATACGCGAAAAATTCATTTGAGATCCCTGAAACAACTTAGTCGCTTTTCTGGATTAAGCGTGACCGTGAGTCTACCACCCGGATACGAAGAATTTATCGTTACAAATACAGCGATTGGTATTGCTTCAAGTTTTGGTAAAACAACATCTGCTGAATTAAGAGAGTCGGCCAAAGAGTCAAAGAGGTTAATAAAGGCCAGGAATTCACTGAAGCTTGAACCTACCCGGCTTGATGTTGCAAGAATGAATCGTGGTAGAGTCAGTGGTGGATACAACAGGGGGTATTAAATGGCAAATGACAAAATTAGATTAAAAACTGATGGTAAAAATTTAAATTTAGAAGTTCCTCATAGAATCATTATGTCTAATGTTGACAATGGATTTTTTGTTTCAGCAAGATATAAGAAAAAAAATGTACAAAATATAGCCGGTAATAAAAAGGAATTATTAAAAATTATAAAGGAATTATTAGAATATGCCATCTAAAAGAATTCCCATACCGTTTACCGGATCAGAGAAAAGAGGGAAAGTAAAATTCCTTAATTCTGAAGAGTGCATAAATTATTATCCAGAATTAAATAGTCGTGGCGATAAAATAATTTTACGTGGTACGCCTGGACTTAAAGAATATATTGATCTTGGAACCAATTCACCAATAGACGGAATGATTGTTTCTTCTGACAAATTATTGGCAGTGTCAAGAGGAAATTTATTCACAATTAATAAAACTCCTACGCTCGCTCAAATTTCCGGGTTCATGAATCTTGACACACCAGCGTTCATGATTGAGAATAGTTTACAAGTTGGTATATTCGGTGGTGAAAAAGGATATAATTACACTCATTCAACAAATACTTTAGCTGAAATAGACGATGAAAGTTTCCCCGGTGCGAGTTCGGCAACATATCAAGACGGATACGCAATCGTAAGTCGTCCGGGTACGTCACAGTTTTACATATCAAGTTTAAATAATTTTACAGAATGGGATTCTTTAGATTTTAGTGCTGCTGGTTGGTTGCCCGATAATCTTGTTTCTATTATTTCAACAGATCGTGATTTATGGTTAGGTGGCGAAAACTCAATTGAAGTTTTTTATAACAATGGTTCCACAACTTCCTTCCAGTTTGTTATTAGGTCTGGATCCGAATTAGAGATTGGTATAGCAGCAAAACATTCATTCGCTGATGGTGACAATTCTTTGTTTTGGTTATCTAAAAATAGTAAAGGTCACGGCCTTGTTATGAAAGCCACGAGTTTCCAACCACGGATAATATCTACCACGCCGATAAATGAACAAATACAGGCAATGACAGACATATCGGACGCCATAGGTTTTACATATCAACAGGATGGGCATTTATTTTATGAACTTGTTTTTCCCACTGGAAATAAAACATTTGTTTATGATTCCACAGAAAGTGTTAAGGTTGGCAAACCAGTATGGCACCAACGACAATCTATTTTAACTGTTAACAATAGGAATATTGATGGACGACATAGAATTAATAATCATGTGTTTTTTGACGGCAAGCATCTTGTTGGTGATTACACAAATGGTAAAATATATGAATTAAGTAGAAGTGTGTATGATGAGGATGGAACAGAACTGAAAGCGATCAGAACGTCGCAGGAGTTAAGTAAAAATCAGGACTTAATGACTTACTATGAATTACAAATATTATACGGTCCCGGTGTTGGTCTTCAGTCTGGTGATGATTATAAAGATAATCCTCAAGCCTTAGTGAAATGGTCAGACGATGGGGGTATGACTTTTGGCAATGAAATTGATTTCCCACTTGGTAAGGATGGAAAATATTTGAATAGGTCTGTGCGTCAAAGATTAGGTCAGGGCAGGAATAGAGTTTTCACTTCAAAGGTAACCGCACCTGTAAACAGAGATATACACGGTGCGGTTGCTGATATAACAGTTGATAATATATGACAAGTACAATTTCACAATTAAAAGTAAATGCTGATATTTTATTCGATAGAAAAATATTAACTAAACTTGGTCATAATTTTTTCCGTGATCTTTTTGTTAGGATTGGTGAACACGAAGAATTAACTAATTCTGAGCTTGCCGATTTAACGGAAGAGCTTGGGAATCTCAATCCTTCTCTAATAGTTGCTACCGATAGTGACGGCGAAGTTGTGAGCGTTGCTGATTTAACGGAATGGATTTTGCAAAATTCAGCAAATCAGGTAATCGTTGAGGACTTAGGTGATGGAACATTAAAACTGAGTTTACCACAGGATATAGATACAGGAGCATCACCAACTTTTTTAAATTTAATACTTACCGGTTTACTCACTGGAGTAACCGCGATATTCTCAGGACTTTTTACAACTTTGGCAGGAAGGGTTTTAAAAACAACAAGAATTACAAGCACAGATTCACCGTACACAATGCTCGTAACTGATCATAAAATAAAAGCCAATACGAATGGTGGCGCAATAGTTATTAATTTACTGGCTGGTGTAAATGGAACAGAGCATAAGGTAAACAATAATGGTTCGTCTGGAAATAATGTAACATTAAACCCAAACGGCACAGAGCTTTTGTATGGGGTTAATGTAAGTCAAACAATTCATGATAGTGAAAATCTTGATTTTGAATACGAAACAACTGAAGGTTGGTCATAATGACTTTAATTAGACAGGTTTCAGCACTTGGGATGTTTAAAGAGATTCAAGATATAACCTTTTTGAATGATACTGGTACTGTGACTGTGCTAACCGTTACGGGTGAGGTTCATGTTAATATTTTACCCGTAATAACGACCGATGTCGTAAGCGCAGCAGGGGCAAATATAAGGTTTGGAATTGTTGGTAATACTGATTCTATGATAGTTGATTCTCTTGCCACAAACCTTGACGCAAGGGGAATATGGGTTGACCAAACACCAGATAATGAAATTGAGTCAGATGAAAAAATTAGAGGATATTTTATAACAAATGGAAATAATGTTATTTTAACATTAGATAACCAAGTAGATTCGGGTGTTATAAGGTTTTATTATTGGTGGACTCCTGTGTCTACTGATGGAAAGGTGGAAAATGCATAATGGTTGAACATATTGCAGGAAGGTCAAGAAACGCCGATAAATTAGATGTTTTAGAAGAGCACTTTCACGGTCAAGCTCTTTGTTATCCAGTTTTGGCTGATCCAATAACATTAACATCTGCTGCCGGTATATGGGCTGCGCTTCCTACACCAACTGAAATTGTACCAGTCGATACAATAATAGAAGATTTTGACATACACTTTGTTAGTATTGCTGACATATCTGCCAATGGTTCATACGTGCTTGGGTTGTATGGAGGACAGGCATTATCCGAGACCTTAATTGCCTGTTTTGATTTTTATAGGAATGCTGCTCAATCTCAAGAAGGATCTCAGCCAATAATGACAATTATAGTAGCTAAAAACACCAGAATAAGTGCTGCTATTTCCAGTAGCAACGCTGGTGCAAATACTTGTTTGGCAAAAATAAGATATCATATTTATTAAAGTAAGATAAAAATAGGAGTTTTAACATGGGAGATTTTTTTAGTGATTTAGGAAAAGCATTGAGTTTTGTTCCAGACATCCAGGAAGGTATTAGTAATGCGCTTGGAGATATATCCGGAGCAAATGCTATTGAGGATGCGTCAAAAGCACAAAGGAAAGCATCTAAAAAAAGCACAGAAATTTTGCGGGTTGCTGGCGAAGATGCGCAAACATCACTTAATTTTGGTACTATTTTTGCCCGTAATCAGCTTGAACAGTTGCAAGATTTTGAACAATTAAATATAGCAAAATCTTTTCTAAGCGATCCAAGTCAAATAAATCAGCTTCCAGGTGTTCAGTTCCAAAGAGACGAAGGTGAAAAGTCACTTAAAAAAATACTCTCTGCAACTACGGGTGGTGCTTTAAGTGGTGATGCCATAAAAGCCGCAACGCAATTTGGTCAAAACTTTGCATCTACTCAGCTTGACACTGCATTACAAAGGCTTTTTCCATTCATTGATATAAATACTCAAGCCACTACAAATTTAGCTAATTTAGGATCGAATTTTGGTTCGCAAAGCGCAGACATAAAAATTGAGGTCTGCCGGTGGCGTTGCTCAAGGAGTACAAAACTTAGGTAACATTCAGGCCGGTGAGACAATTGGAAAGCAAAATGCACAAAATAATTTATTAAGTCTTTTGTTACAGGGTGCCAGTTTTGCTGCTGGTGCAAGTGGTGGCAGTGGTTTGCCCGGTAAAAGCGTTCAACAGCCAGGAACTTTTTCATCCGGTGCGAGTGGTGCTGCTGGCTCTGGTTTTCAAAACACAATTTCGCCTCAGTTGTCACCGAATTTAAATTTAGGTGGTGACAATATTCTACAAGAACTCAGTAGGTTTTGAAAGGATTTTTAATATGGTAAATTTAAATATACCGGATTTGAATGTTAAACCAATTGATGGTGGTAATATTTTACAATCATTTGCTGCTGGCAATCAAATTAAAAGACAACGTCAAGGTGACGTAGCAGCACAGGCAGCAGCCACGGCTAAACAAGGCAATATTGCTAAAGAGTTTCTTTTAAAAGAGCGAGAACAAAAATTTAAAGAAGCTCAAACAACAATAAGTTTAATATCAAAATCATTTGCATCTTTAAAACCAAATAATGCTGAAGGATTTAAAAGAGAATCCAATATTTTAAAAAAAGCACTTGGTCCTGAATTATCAGAAAAATTTTTGTCTGAATTTCCGAATGGTATAAAAAGCGGATTGACAGCAGATGAAATATCGCAGAGTCAGAGAAAAGTTAGATTGCTGGATAGTAAATTAAAACTTTCTACAGCTTCAGCAGGTAGCCAGCAAGTGGACCAGGTAACAGGTCAAACGGTCGGTCAACAGATACCTTTTAAACCACCACACCACGAGCAGGTGAAACGATAGAGTTTATCCCTGGTGGTGGGTTCAGAATTACAAGGGGTGGTACACCTGGTAGCGCAACTAATCTAACAAGGAAAACGAAAGCAACAATAGAAGATAGGTTGTTTAAAGCTAAAGGAAGTCTGGTAAAAGCATTAAAGGTCCAAAAAAGTACTAAGTCTATGTTTTTGAGAGCACCTGATAGATTTGGATTTGAGCTTGATGTATTGAAAGAAAAATTAAACATAGGTGAAGACTTAACGGATACTGATAAAAAAAACCTAACTGCTTTTACTAAATGGAGACAAAACACCATTGGAGAAATGAACAAAACTATAAAAGAAATTTCTGGTGCTGCTGTTTCTAAACAAGAAGAAGAAAGACTCCTTTCTGAGCTTGCAGACCCTGGTAAAAAGGGTTTTCTAAATATTTTAAAGGGTGACTCCGAAACACAATTCAGAGGGAAAATAGACAACAAGATTGATCAACTCCGGTGGGCCGTGGCACGATTACATTATGTGAGAAAAAACGGAATAGATGTTGAACCAAAACTATTTGGAATTGAAAAAACAATACCGCTTGAAAGTATGCCAAGAATAATGACTGAAAGAATAGTTGAAATAAAAAATGAATTGATTTCCAAAATACCTAATTTGTCTGAAGATGATCTTGATAAATTAACTATTGAAAGAATGAAAGAGGAGTTTGGTATATAATGGGAAAATTATTAGATCAATATGTATCAAGTAATTTTAACGATCAACCTATTCAAAACACAAAAGAGGTATCGGAGAGTCTAAGCCCTGCCCTTAGTAATTACTTAAAAGGGGTAGAGCAAAAACCAATAACCACAGGAAGTGAACAAACCCTTGAAGGTCAACAGACACAACCACAGCCTGTCTTTACCGGTGAAGAGGAAACGGGTGCTATATCCACCATAACAGGCGAACCCATTAAAAGGCTTGTCGCACCTTCTGATCCTGCCAAACCACCAAGTTTTGCGACATTATTTAAAGCCGGATTTGTTGATAACATAGATACACAGAAAGAGATATTTGCTAAAGCGAGATTTCCTAATATTCCTGTTGACCAGGCAATACAAAGATATGGCACAAATGAAAAAGGTGAAATATTATATAAAGACGAAAGTGGAGTATTTCAGCAAGAAACACCAGATACATTTTTAGCTCAAATTAAAAAATTAGGTGCTCAAGTTGGTTCAAATTCTCCATCTATTTTTTTAGGAATTATTGGTTCAATTTCTGGCGTTGGTGGTGCTGCCTTAGGTGCTGCCGGTGGTGAAAGCATAAGGAAGATGGTTGGTAATCTTATGTTTGATGAACCGTTAAATAGTCTTGAAGTAGCTAAAGATGTTACAACGGAGGGTATTTTGGGTGCTGTGGGCGAATTGGGTGGTAAGATTTTTTCAGGCGCAGTAAATAAAACCCTTAGTGCAGGTCAACCAAGTGGCAGAAAGCTTGCTAAACTTGCAGAAAAAGATTTAACATTTGCCACACCAAAAGAATTAAAAAAAATAAAGCGTGGTCCTGCTGGTTTAGTTTCTCCAATAACTGATCCTGATGAACTCGCAAGATTAAAAGGATTAAGTGATAGATTTGGAATTGAATTGTCTTTGCCGGAAGTAGCAGGAAATAAGGAATTAATAAATAGATTTAATTTATTAGGTGATTTATCACAATCTGCTGATTTAATTCAAAAATTTAAAAAAACTCAAAATCTACAAATTCAAAATGCAGTACCAAGATTTCTTGATACCATCGCAGATTCAAGCACTCCTTTTACCGTTGGAGGTGATATTTCAAGAGCTGCTAATAAAGCCATAGGCGAAACTAAAAAAGTTCGATCAGCATTAGCGAAGCCTTTCTATAATGCTGCTTTTTCACAAAGAGAAAAGTTAGTAAATACATCACCTGTAATTGGTAAAATAGATGAACTACTTGGAAACCTGCCAAGTAAAGGACCGTCAACAACTGTTTTGAAAAGAATAAGAAATATTATAGGTGATTCGGAAGGTGACATTGTAAAACTTGATAGAATAAAAAGAGATGATATTGATGTCATATTAAACAAAGCAAAAGCAGCACCAGCATTGAGAAGAGAGATAAAACAAATAAAAACTCAACTGGTTCAGGAAATGGAAAGACAAAGCCCTGCTTATGCTGCTGCTCGGTTTGTTCATGGCGTTGCGTCTGCCCCTGTCGAAGCAGCAGAAAAAGGTTTAATAGGTGCCTTGTCAAGATTAGAAGGAGAAAATGTATCGGGTGCTGCTGTTCAAATTCTTGCGTCAAAAAATTCCAATCCACAAATAATTAGACGTGCAAAACATTTAATTCAAAAACAAGATCCGGAGGCGTGGGATTCTGCCGTAAGAGATTTTGTAACTTTTAAGTTTGAAAGAATAAAGGATTCTCAAATAGGATCAACAACAAATTTGGGTGGTGCATTAAGAAAATCTATGTTCGGAAATGAAAACCAGCGCAGGATAATGAAAGCTGCTATGAATCCAGAACAGTTTAAAAACTTAACTGACTTTATGGAAGTCTTACAAAGGACAGGGTTAACATTTGGCAAAGAGTCGGCCACAGCCACACGTCTTGCTGATCTTGAAAAATTAAGAAGAGAAACACAATCAGAATTTTTAACCATTGCCACAAGTCCGTTTAGAACACCTGAGCGCACAATTGCAGACAAGGTAAATGAATTAAGATTTGGACGTGGTGCCAGAAGACTTGCGGAATTAATGCTTGATCCGAAGGCCGGTAAGGAACTTGTAAGAATAAAAAGACTGTCACCAAAAAGTAAACAACTTATAAATCAGCTAAGCGTTTTTATGTCTCTGTCTGCTCCTGAAACTATTGAAACAGTTAAGAGAATAGGACAGGACGAAGTCAACCAGCAGACCCAATAATGCAGAAATT